GTACGACCCAGGCAGAACACCTGACACTATGACGTTCCCGCCTCCTCCTTCGCTATGGCGTCTTCTGGCCTGGAGAAACGCGTATTGTCCATGTCGTTTGACGCGCATAAACAGCAGGCCGTCGCCAAAGTGCGCTTCTACACCCCCTTCGAGGTCAGCGTCCGGGTGAAGCACGACGCTCCTAGACGATCTGTTTGACGATGGGCGTTCAGAGATGCACGTCTGGTAAGGGGGCAAGAGAGGGGGGCGGAGGGCTTCTGCACTCACGTGAATCGCGCCCTCCCGTACCTGAACGACGAGTTTGTTTCTGTCGACTCCCGGGAGGTCCATGAATATCGCGTACTCGGAGGCGTTACATAACACATCCGTTCGGGGTTCTCCGGAACGACCCGAACAACCAATACCAATACCGCCCCCTATTCCCTGGAACAGGGGACTACTCGACAGAGGTTCCGCCGACGGGGAGGGTGGATGGGGACGGTTGTTCGCCGCCGCCGCCGTTTGTGGCTGCCTGACGGTGGTGTTGCTGTTGGACTCGTTCAAGTTCTGGGTGAGGATGTTCATGAGGGACGCGTGAAGGGCATCGCCTTCTGCGTCGTTGTTCATAGATGGATGGATTATTGCCTCTTTTACTCCGTCTGTACAAAAGATACTTTCAAGTATGAGCGAACAAAAAACTCTCTTTCCGCACTTTTATGCGTCTCGTCCGCCCAGGTACTTCAAGCCCGTGTTAGCCATACGGACGCACTCCTCAAGGGACGGGCGCATGTCGATATATGGATCGGTCTTGACCATACACCTTGCGGCGGTATTTAAAATACTTTTCACGGCCTCCTTCTTCTGTGAGCCGTGTGAGTCCACACACACGGACAGCATATTTTGGATGCAAACGCCCATGGAGAACACGTCCACCGATTCTGAAACCTCCTCCTCTGGGGGGTGAAACGGACATTTTGGTTGACCAGCCTGAAATTTGCGTGTCGTACCGATATTGCACATGAGGTTGAAGTCCGTGATAGCGACGTGTCGAGCGCGTCTTACCCGGCACGGTACACCGAACGATGAGGGTACTTCTCTTTCTTCGGAGCGAACCATGATGTTTCGCAGGGACAAATCTCCGTGGGATTTGCGCAAATCACGTATCTGCATCAGGCCGAGAGATATTTGGCGAATGATCGTGCATACGTCCCAAAGGAACAATTGAGTGAAAGGCTGTTGGAAATTTTGTAGGCATTCCTTGCACCTGGTTATAAAGTCTTGTAGCGTCATGTCCCACCGTTCCATCAAGATGCACGTGACCCACGGGAGTCTGTCGAAGGGTATGTTCAAAGATGAATCGTACTTTTTGTCAAAGGTCACGACGCCTACGAGGCCACGGATGTACGGACTTCTCGGTAAAATTGACATCGCTTCGATCTCTGACAATAATTTTGATTGGTAATTTGTCGATTTCGGAGCTTTCAATACGAGGTTGTACTCATCTTCATTATCGGTTGCCATCGTTCCTCGAAAGCCGGCCTCGTACACTTTCCCGATTGACCCCTCTTTCAGAAAATTACCGACAACTAGTTCACGAGCTGGAAACCAGGTCAGGGGCTGCCTCTTCTCAATTTCGTACAGCTTATCCCTGAGCGCGGTTGCTTCATTGACCGCCTCTGATGAAGACGACGGTGAGCGCGGTGATGATGTAACGAAACAATCAAGATTCACGACTGACGAAATAATTATGGGCTGAGTCGGCTGCATTTGTTAGGTGTGTGTCGGTGATGTCAGTGAGTAATGAGGTAAAGCTACTAATGGCGAATGAGGTTGCCAATTTTTATTTTGGACTCAGCCTCATTTTTTTTTCTTCTGTGGGGACGTCTTTTTGGTGGTCTTCTTCTTGGCGGGTGAAGAGGCGGTCTTTTTCTTGGTGGCGGGCTTCTTCTTGGCGGGAGAGGACTTTGTGGCAGTCGTCCTCTTCTTTCCCTTTTTAGCGGCAGCCCCTCCATCGTGAACACTGCCGGCCTGGCTACCGGAGTCGGAGGAGGAAGCGCTGAAGGGGTTCATAAAAGCGGCGGCCCAACCGCCACCGCCACCGCCTGACCTCCTCCTTGAGGGAGAGGCTGCTCGGCTACTGCTACTACCGGAGCTTTTGACGGCGCTGCTTTTAGACATGGGCGAACGCGAGGGAGATGCAGCCCGGACGCTGCTGCTGGAGCGCTTGGCGGCGCTGCCTCTAGATACGGACGAACGCGAGGCGGTCGCTCCGCCACTCATGGGAAAATCTAGCTCTGACATGTCAAGAGGGTGGTGATCGTCGGGTTTATACGGAAGTGGTTGTATAATATACGGTGTGAAAATTTTTCAAGCTTTCGCGATCTTTTCGAATCGGGACAAGTTTTTCGATCTCTCCACCGACGGGCCGCCGCCGTTCATACGGTTTTGTTGGGCCCCAGCCCTCGACCGTCGATTATTCAACCGAGATCGCAATCGATCTCGTGCGCTCAATCTGCCTGAATTATTCAAGACCTTCAATATAGGACTTCTCGCGCACAAGATAATCGTTCAGAGACATGCATCTCGTCCCCTCCCCCTTGAGAAAACTGTTTTCCTTCCTCCGCCCCTTGATATTCAACGACCTTTTCATGTTGGCCGTCGCGCTCTTTGCGCTGTACGTGCAAGGCAGGTTTGTCCGGATGGAACAGGAATCCGTTTTACGATCAGTACACACCTTTGTCAACGGCACGATCGCGGAGTACGCCAAGCAGGAACGGAAAGAGCGCCAGCTTGTCATGGAAGAATTAGACGCTATTCGACGATCTTCTTCGTTTAGAGATATCGTATCTCCAGGCATAGAGGTCGTGAGAGCGGGGTCATCCGCCGTAATCCGTGATGACGCCTCTCCTGTAAATTGTTCAGAAAACGACAAATACGAAGATGAGGACGAAGATTGTAAAAACGATGATGATAATAATTTACACGATGATATAAGATACCTGTACCACTGCCTGAATAATAAAGAAGACGAAGACGAATACCACGATTCAGAGGATGACGAACACAAGGTGGACAAGGACCCAGAGGGAACCATTCAGGACGACGTCACTGATACCGATACCGTCGCCGTGTCAAATGTCGTTCCCTCCACGGACGAGGCAGACGACATCGAAGCGTCGAAAACACCTGCGTCGTCTGAAAAAAACACTGGCGATGCGGATGTTATCGATATGGATATGACGAAGATGAAAATAACAGAGTTACGAAAAATGGCATCGGACAGGGGGGTGGACACCAAGGGGACTAAAGACGTGCTCGTAAAACGTCTGACAAACTCTCCGCAGTAGTGGGAACAGCCGCATCGTTCCATTTTTTTTATTCCTTTGTAGTAAAGTAGATATATCATCCGCCTCGCCCGAGAGCGTGAACGCGCACGTGCAGTTATAAAAACCTTCCCGATGACACAGGACAGGGACTGCAAGCCCTGCTACCGAGTCTCCAATAACAAGCACTTCGATTGCCCTCCGCGTATGGCAGACGGACGTCTGTTCACGGACTACAGGCCCCGGTGCGCCAGAAATTTCGTGTACGCCCCGAAAGACATGAACACGGGTTACCTGGACAGTTACAAATACCGTCAGCACCTGATCCAGAACGCCGACTCCATTCTGGACGGCATGCGATCAGAGGCGCACAACACCGCGCTCTGCGCGCCCTGCGTCGCCGGACATTACGAACCAGGGACGATGCTTCCTGAAAAAATCGTACAACAGTGCGACGGCCGATCCTGTCGAGTTAACGGTAACGATCCCAACGGATTGGGCATCGGGAGGGCTTACGGTGGCGCTGGATTTTCCGGAGACCGTCGTCAATTTCTGCAGCAGAAGACGGCGGAGGCGGCCCACTTCCAGAACAATGCCAATTGCTGTAGCACCCCCAAAGACGATCTGGCGTATTACCCCATAGACCCCGACATGGTGCACAAACACGGGATCGGACGGCTGACCATCCCTTACGGCGGATTCGCCATGGCGGGTGGAGACCCCACCATCCGCCGCATGAGGACCGGTGATCGTTTCGACGGCTGCTCTTACGGTCCCACTTACGTCGACACCGCCTGATCCAGTCCATATATAAAGTAAATACCCGAACCACAATACCAATTCCGGTTATATACACCATGAAGACCAAGATGCCGTCACCGTTCGTAATCAAGCTACTTTGCGGAGGGGGGATTAGCGTCGCCGCGCTCTACTCCGCGTTTACCTATGTACACCGTTCCTTTCGAGAGGGTATCGTCGATGCCCTCGCCATGTCCGTCCTTGTGCAAATGCAAGAAGCGGACCGCCTCGTGGCGAAGCAGAAGCAGGAGGTCCCGGAAGCGGAGACGGCCCCGACGGAGGAGAGCGAGTTCGATCGAATTCGAACGGAAAAGTTGTCGACAAATCGTCAGTTTTTCATACACTGTGCCATGGACCGCGTGGTCCGCGACAGGGTCAACACACTGGGAGTGCGGTACCCTTGGCCATCATCTACACCGACGCGTTCTCTTTTGACGACGGAATAACAAAAAAAGTTCAGGGTTTTTTGACCGAGTGTACGAGTGTACGATCTTGCGCGACACGCAATTCTGAATAATATTCAATCCGTCATTTTGATGTCATTTCGTCGTAGTTGCCGTCGTTGTAGACGCGTCGCTCAAGAAAGAACGGTATGACTCCAAGTGCGCGATGTCATACAATTCACACGATATATTATGGTGTACGAATGACCGTTTGAAGCGTTTTTCGACGCCGAACGGGTCCGACGTGTAAAAGGTCTCCAAAGTCATGTCCTTTCCGTACGAAGTTACGTATCGGGAACGGAGACGTGTGACGTCAGAGGTCCAGTACCCCACTTTGACCCTGTCGTAACCCGGAGTGCGCGCGATGTACGTCCAACCCGCCTTCCCGGACACACGAGCGACAGATATATTACGAGGTAATGTCGTCATCAGGCGAAGCGATCTTCGAATACTGGTATCCATCATCGGCCCGATGTTTTAGATAGGACGACTACTTTTATGTATGAACGATTTGACGAATCAGTGGCACGACACTCTTTGAGGCTGTGGGTCGCACGCTCCACCATATAACGCGGATGTCTCTGCTGAACATGGTGTCAGACGACCCAATAACTCAGACACTCGAGGGAGTAAACGCGCTGACCGTGACCTCTGCGACGATGGATCCTTCGCGCACGTGATCCACCACAAACGTGTGCTCGTTCTTTCTGGTTTTCCATATTTTCCATATGTCGGTGCGGATCATTTATTCGTGAAAGTCATCACATTATAGCAGTGGATGAAAGTGCAGCCTGTGGATGTGTGAGGGGACGGGACGGGTGGGCACCATCCAACATTTATTTAATTGTTGTGCGATATGGAAGAGCTTCGACTAGCATTTCCCATCCTGTGTGAGCGTGCTCACATGGGCTGTAAGTTCAGGAACGCCATGTCTCCGTCGGGTATCGCCATTGACGTCCTAAAGAGCGGGATTCAGAAGTACGCGCGCAGGGGGATGGAGGAGGAGGGTCTCCGTTGCGTCATAGAGGTCGACCTACTGGCCCTGGGCGGCGAGGACCTCCATCAGTTCAAGAGCAAGCGCACCAACCTGCTGACGCGCCTTATCGTGTGTTGGGTAGAGGACTGCGTCGAACCGGGATGGTCGGGCGCGTTCCTGGATTTGGCGCGCACCGCGAACGGGGCGGACAGGCAGGCCATATCCGCCATGACGGCCCTGCTGAACATGTTCGTGTTCTTGTCTAACGCGCGCAAGGGCCGTTTGGTGAGCGTCGCCAAACTGTACGCGCCTCCCACGTCCGAAGCCGTTTCGGCGCTGGAGCGGAACGTTGCTTTTATGACGAAGTACGCCGGGGCCGTGGTCCGCCCTCCTATCCCGTCTTATTCTTCCGCTGTATATGTGTTCGAATCACTCCTCGTGAAAATGGACGTCAAAGCGGTGACCCTGATGTTCGTTCTGGACGAAGAACGCGACAAGAAGAGCGACGACGGATCTGTCGTGTTAAAACGCGTATGCACACGGCCTCGCCTAGAAGGCATCCTCCGCAAGTACCTTCCGGCACACATCCTCGTCCCTCTGCTGGAGTTGCGCGACATCCTTCCGGGCGGTAATGCGGAGAGGGTGTACTTCCTGTACCACGCCGTCATGTTGGCAGTCTTTCGCCCCTTTTTTGCGGCGTCGTCCGCGTCGTCATCGAGAGCGCCTCCTCCTCCTCTCCCGCCGCTCGTGGACGCCAGTACGTGTCTCAAAAGGTACAGGGCACGATGCTATGAAATTCAAGAGGCACGAGAGCCAGCCCGTCTACACCCGTTTTGTTATGACGTCCACACTTCCGAGGGTCGCTGCAGAGGCGCGGACGTCGCGCGGTTCGCTTCTGAGGGAGCTGTGGTAATGAACGAGCATCCGTTCGTAACTGGACTTGCCACTCGATGGCACTGGCGTGACATGTATGCGACCTTCCGAGGTGCAGAACAAACAAATGGTTCGTATGCGAATAGAAGTCATGCTGAACAAGAGAACAAAAAGAGGAGTCGGAAAGAAGAGCGAGACGAGGCTCTGGTGCAAAAGAAGGAAGATGACAAAGAGGACGCTGCGACCGATACCGAAGTGGAAAGGTGTACGCACGTATTTACGACACGTGTCGCTCCCTCTGTTTTAAACGGTGATGGAAGCACTTCCACCTCGAGCCCATTTGAACGAGGTGCATACTTCGCGATCGTGGGAGGCTTGCCTGTATATCACATCGACGCCCAGAGACGACCCTTGCACGATAAGATCTCTTTGATTGTATCAGACTTGCGCCCGCTCCTCGACAAGGTGTGCGGAACGCGCCCCATGACCTTTTCCGCTTCCTTGGTATCGTCTTCCTCTTCTCCTGTCACTTCCAGCGTCGTCATCAAAGGCGTTCTTGACTGCCTCAAGAACGGGTTCCACTGCGTCATAGTGGACAGGTGTAAGAAGGCGTTCGGCCTGCTGGACGTCGAGGCCCGATTGGTGTGCATGGATGCGGTGACGGTGATGCACACGGAGAAGACGAAACACAAGCGGACGATGTCGTCTCCAGGAAAGAGTAAGACCACTCAGAGCCACGAGATCCGCTATTCAGAGGGCGAAAGCAGAAGCAACAATCTTTTTCTCGTGATGCGTCGAGTCGACGGCGACGCGCGATCAGTGGCTGACAGTGGCGGCAGTTTGCGCCTGTCCGCGTCCGTCGACACGAGCCGTGAGTACATCAAGATCGGGTTGTACAGGTTCCTTTTCGGTGTCACGGACTTCAACCCGCGCAACGTGCTCATCACGGACGACGGACGTCTGTACAGCATCGATGAAAACAGCATGTTCGAACGAAACTTCGTGTTTCAGCCCGACAAGGCCCGCTCTTCACCCGCAGCCGCCTACACTAAAAGGGGGTGCTGAAGGACGCACTGGCGCGTGTCGGAGGCGTAGAGGGAGTCATGCGTATTATCGACGAAGACGTCTTACACGGCGTTTATTATAAACTGATGGGCGTCAAAGCGGTGTTGATTTCTCACGACATCGGATTCAGCCCTCGCTCTGCAGACGACATCGTGCAAAAAGTCAGAGATAACATGGACGGGTTGAAAGATCGAATACGGCTGGAGTTGTCGATGTAATCGCATGATTCAAAAATATGTCCTTTACTTCTTGCTTGGTTTGAATCCAAATTTGAACTTGTACTGTTGTTTGTTTCCGTGCTGCCGCATTTTAAAACAAAACAAACGCAGATAAACCTGGATCATAAATGCGATTCAAAAACGATGAAGATTCTGCAAGGTATTTGATCGGTCCGGTATTGAGCGATTCGATGAATTCTGAAAGCGACAAGAAAACGTCCGCGTATCTCACCGATATTGTGGGAAAGGCTTTTCAGTTGTTCGTCATGTACCACGTGACTTGGAAGGTTTACAAACGCTCCGTGGTGCACAGTGTTATTGTTCGATTTTCCGATTTGACGGATATGAAACATACCGTGCTGAAACACCTGATGCGCCACCTCTTTCGCATGGAAGAGATTGCGTGTCGGGCGTGTTCCCTGACGGAATCTGACAAAAAGCACATGCTTCCCGATCTAGTCTATTTTTTCGAGAGCTCTGGGCGAACTGAGTATGAGATCGGTCCGAATATGACGGACTCCACGGCTTCTTCTCTCGTAACGATCACGCAATGCGAAGAGACATCAGTCCCGATCATGAGCATGGTTTGGTTCAGGGAAGGCGTCCACGAAGAGCTTTTTTTGAAGCTCTGTCGTGAACACACGCAACAGCAGAGAGAGAAGAAGCAACAGCGGCAGCGGACGTCGAACAGAAACGACAAGAAAAGGAAAGATGTTATTAGTTCGTTTAATGATGCACAAAACGAAGCGCAAAGCGTTGTGGCGATGGCGTCGTATATGAAACGCATTAACGGCGCACGAACAGTGGTCACTCCCGCGTCTCCTGAAGAAATCCAACGTAAAAAAGAGGCGAACAAGGCAGAAGGAAGAACAACGTCTACCGCCGTCGAAAAGGAAGGCGAAATATATGACACAAATGGCGAGGAGGAGGAGGACGCTCCTCCGTGTTCGGCGAAAGAACGAGAACAAACACAGAGCCTCGATGAAGACTCGATGAAATCAGAAAGAGAAAAAGATAAGGTGTCCGTCGCCCGGGCAGAATTCGACGAATATGAAAAACTTCCAGAAAAAAACGTAATCGTCACGGATCGACACGTTTCTTCCACGGTCGTAGTAATACCGGCATCATCGACCAAGGCATCTGCACCGTCATCAGCGGTCGTAGCATCCACAGCAGCACCGCCTCCTTGTCAACCTCTCCGCCGGGCTCGTCTGGTCGCTAGACTTCCGGGTAGACCATACAACCCTTTCGTAATCGCGGTATGATGATGTCTATTTTGGGTTATAAGTCGTGCGACGACTGCCTGTGTCGACGTCGAACGTGTCAGTTCACAGATACGCGTACTTTGCGAACCGGGGGGCCTTCGCGGGAGTGGTCACCGGAACAGCGGACGTAGCGCACTGAAGATCGGCGTACGGCGGCGCCAACGCCTTGATACCGGGCATCGGCGAAAAGTTGTTTCCGGGCCTGTGATCCGCGGACGGGTACTGGTACAGCGCTTGATGAGGAGGGGTCGCGGATCGCAAGTTGAGGTGCACGTAATGGCTGGTGTCCGGCGTGACGGGAAAGTTGCGCCACGGCGCGCCCGGCCAGAAGGGCTCGCCGGTGTACAGGCCGCCGTTGTGACTGGGCGGCGGGGGGGGCGTGTAGTGCGGATTCGCGCGGTCCTTGTGAGAACGGTCGCCGATTAACGCCATCTTTGTGAGGTTACGCAAGCTGTCCATCTTATTTTGTGTATATCTTTGTGAACGGAAATCAAGATGGGGTCGCGTCAGGACGGGCCTTCCAATAATATGATACGAGTATAAAAAAAACGGCACCCTCTTCTGTATTATGACGAAAATTGAAGACGCTGCCGCGGCGGACAAAAAAAAGAAGACCGTCGAAGTGAAACTATGTGACGACTCGACAGGCCAGGAAACGGTGATATCCGTCCCCGCTCCGGAGGAGGACGATGAGGAAGAGGAGGAGGAGATGGACGTGGACACCATCGCGATCCTGGCGCTCGCGATCCGCAAGAAGAGGCTGCGCGGACAGGCGGAGCAGGACATCCGGGACGCGTTCCCTGAGTTCCCGAAACAATATCCCATCCTGTTCGGGAAGTGTTGCGACCTCGACTTCTCTCTTGAAAAACTTGACTGCCTGCTGAAGCAGCTGGACGCGCTCCGGTCGAACAGGTACGACAAAGAAAGAGCCACGGATAAGGTCATGGAAGAACTGAACCGGACGTATGTCGACGGGGTCGTCGAAGACCTCGAGAAGGAGAGGAAGAAGAGCGGAGGAGGAGGAGGCGATGAAAACGAAAACAAGAACGACAACAACAAGGAGCGCCTCAGGCGCCGTCTGCGCGACGCTCGAAACGTAAGGTGTAATAAGTGATCATTTGTTGAATTCACGAGGTCGATGAAATAATTTTTGCTTCCTCATGGGGTTATTATGAAGACGTCGTTCGATTGTCGTGCGAATGCTTCGGTGCGAACGTGCATGCCGATAATAGTATTGCGGAGCGATTGGCGAACCAGAATGGTCACGTAAGTATCGTACACATGCTGCGTTCATACACCAACATATATATATGGCTACGATGAATAACATATAAAGGCTGCCGTGTCTGCCATACACTAATGACGATGGGTATCCCGCAGTTCTTCAAGTACATTCGTACAAAACATGCGCACATTCTGTCCAAGTTCGATGCATCCGTAGCCGCCGCTGTGACCACGCACTCCAAGACAGGTGGCGGCGGCAGTGGCAGTCAAAACATCTGCGACCATCTGTTCCTGGACTTTAACTGTGCCGTGCACAAGTGCGCGAGGAAGGTCGTAGAGCGTCTGGAACGACAAGAAGCAGCCCCCTCGACGTCAGCAAGTGACGGGGATCCTTTTTCAGAGGCCTTTGTACAGGGACTCGTGATAGAGGAATCCTGTAACTTTATAGACATGCTAGCACGTTCGATAAATCCGCGGAACACGTTGTACGTCGCCATAGACGGCGTTCCGCCTCGGGCCAAGATGGTGCAGCAGCGCAATCGGCGATTCCTGTCGCACTGGAGTCGTACTCCCGCTTTTTCCGTCTCTCCCTCTCCTCCGCCTCCTCCTCCTCCTCTCGCGCCTTGGGACTCGAGCTGCGTCACGCCGGGCACGGACTTCATGGCGGCGTTGAGCAAGCGCATCAAGCAGCGCTTCACCACGGGAAAAAAGTACGGAGGTCGGGTAAAAGTGTCAGATTCAGACGAGCCGAGCGAGGGAGAGCAAAAGATTTACGGCGAAATTCGGTCCGGTAGGTACGCGGGGAGGACGCTGGTGTACGGTTTGGACGCGGACCTTCTCATCCTGAGCGCCCTGTGCCTGGAGGTGGAGGCGCGTGTCCCCGGCCTGGAGGTGGACGTCTTGCGCCCTTGCGACGATGAAGGCGACGACCAGTTCCACATCGTAAATATTGGACAACTCCGCGACGAGATACACGCCCAAATCGGCGCTATCGATCGCGCGACCTCCATGAGGGAATACGCCGTGCTGTGCAGCCTGTTGGGGAACGATTTCGTGCCGGGAATAGCCTGTCTGCCCGTTTGCCACGAGTCAATCCAGACTCTTATTGACGTGTACAAGAGTGTCGCGTTTGCCTGCGTCACGGGTGACGATGACGATGATGGTGGCGGAGAGGACGCTTCTGTCACGGCACGGCTTCGACACAGACGGCTCGTCGTCTGGAAGGAAGACGATGTCGAGAATCGAGAGCAACAGTTGGACATGGCGGTCTTGGGGGCCATCCTGGAACGTCTGTCCGAACAAGAGGACGCGCGCATGGTATCTGTCAACGACGAGTATTATGCGCAGTGTCGAAACCAGTTGCGTCGTCACGGCACAGACTCAGAGCGCTATCCTCTCACACACCCTTTTCCCAACGTGATTCGTCCGAGCGAGGTAGGGTGGCGGCTGCGGTACTATCACGCTCTGTTTTGGGAAGGCGGCGAGGACGCCGTCGCCAACGCGTGCGCCAATTACCTGGAGGGTGTCGAGTGGAGCCTGTTATACCACACGCAGCGTCCGGTCGATTGGTCGTGGTTCTACCGTCATCCATATGCGCCGACCGCTCTCGATTTGGCGAATCACATCACCGCGAATGCCTCCCTCAGAGGAGTATTATTTTCTCTGTCTGAAACGACAATTACACATGACGATGCTCCTCGGGCGTCACCGAGGGTAGGGGACAATGCCGCACACGTGCAGTTGCTGATGGTGCTGCCTCTGCCGTCCATCGTAAAATACATGACGGGACGGCGGTCAAAGTTCGTCGATGTAGCGACGTCCCTGGACAGGGGGTGTGCGCACTTTTACCCTACAAATTTCAACGTTCTCACGTACCTGAAGAGGTACGTGGGGGAGTGTGTGCCCGTGCTCCCGGTGATCGACCACGAAAAGGTAGCCGGCGCTTACGGGGATATCAATCGCGCTCGAAAGAGACCCACGAACAATCATCCGGATGAGTCCCTCCGACGCGTTTCGTCATGTGATACAGCCTGTGCACGTCACTCTTGTCGATGACCTGATAGTAGATCGTCTTGTGTCCATTGATGTTCCGCTCCCTGGACAGCAGCGTCTTCCCTAAGAGGCGCAACACCTGCTTCAGGATGGTGATGCACCTGCGATCGGTGATGGGTTGGTCGAGATACACGCGCGCCTTGCAGGGCGGATACAACTCGCACAACAGTGGGACCAGGCGACTGACTTGTCGGGGCGTGTCCAGATTTTGCATGTCTGTACGACAAAACAGGCGATTATCGTCGACTCCTAACACGCCGAAACATCGAAGCAGAGGCTCTATAACTATTCCCGCGTCATCCCTCCTCCCCACCTTACTATTGTTACTTATACTCCTTTTGATCCTCCTTCCTCGTAACTCCTCTCTGAGAGCTGTAATGTCACTGATTTCACTGATCTCTTTCGTATTTTCATGACGAAGGATACCGTCATGCGCGTTTAAGGGGTCCACCGGGGTATTCAGCCTCTCGGTCGTCATCATCTCTCTCTCCATTATATTATGCCGATATACTAAAACGCGCGCGTTCGTTTCTCTTCTGTTAAAAAGTCTCCTGTATTAAGGACAATGCCGCGATAATTGCATTAAACAGTCGGATGCGTTAAAACGACCGACCGAATTATCACCTCCCCTGGTATTATTATATATGGCGGATGTATATTCCGTGTCCGCTGCTTTTCTGTCGTTCCCATCGGCACGTGGAAGTAGCCGTAATAATTGCAGCGACAGTACCGGAGGAAGCGTTCGACATAGCGTCGGAAAATACAGCAACATACCCTCCGTGTTTTCGAGTGCCACGACCACTGCGTTATCTTCGTCTTCACAGTCACCGTCTATGCCCTCTGTCAACAGCTCGTCGGCGGGGGGGAATAACGCCAAGCGCCCCAGGCGCTCGACCTTTCAACGCACCCTGGACATGGAGCACAAGGACGTGCTCAACCGGATCAAACAGAAAAAGGGGGACGTCGAGAACATGCGCGCGTCCCTTCAGATGATTAACACGAGCATCGACGAGTTTGAACAAAGGGGGCTGTCGACCTTGAATGACGATGAAATGGACGCCCTACTATCGCTCCGAGATAGGCGATCGGACATAGAAGTTGGTATAGACCAGGCCATCGAACAATCCAACGAAGTCAATTACCTCGTAGCCACAGGCGACATATTGTTCAAATACTACAACGTCGTAGAACACGGTACTCACTCGTCCGTGACGAATCCCGTCGCTTCTATTAGAACCTCATCTGATACTCAACGACAACATAGATCATGTAACAGCAGCATCGGCGGAAGTATCAACAAACGCGGAGGTGGGGGGGGGCGTCTGTCGGGAGGAAACAACATCCTGAAATACTTCGGTTCCAAAAGGGAGAGCGACGCAGGCATCGACTCGACGGACGCGAGCCCGCAGGATACTCAAACTCTGCCTAATACGGCGTCTGGATCGACTTCCTCTACTCCGACCCAGCAACAGCAGCAGCAAAAACTTACACCGAATGCAGTGAACAAATGTGCGAACAGTAATGGTCTGCGGGACATGTTGTACGACGAAGACCTTGACGATGACGATTACGCGCACGAGGATCGCGCATCCCTTTTGGAGAAGTACATGTCTTTCATAGACGGGAATTACCTCAAACACCCGCAGCGAGAAGGCGACAGCACCAACGTCGGATCGAAGTGCCCTCACTGTCACGGTACGAACAGAGTCACCATGATTCACGATGGATGTATCTATTGTAACGACTGTTTTACACAAGAATACATCCTGATCGATCACGAAAAACCGTCGTACAAGGACCCACCCAAGGAGGTCATCTACTACGCGTACAAGCGTATCAATCACTTCAACGAATGGCTGAACCAAATCCAGGGGAAAGAAACCACTGAGATACCGAACGAGGTATATGATCGCATCCTCCTCGAGATCAAGAAGGAGAAGATCTCGAACATGGCGATGCTGAAAAAGGAGAAGGTCAAGAGCATCCTCAAAAAGCTTCACATCAACAAGTACTACGAACATGTACCTCACATCATATACCGGTTGAACGGCCTGCCCGTGCCGCACATGCCGCCGCAACTGGAGGAACGTCTGCGGCACATGTTCTGCCAGATCCAGGTGCCCTTCCTGAAGCACGCACCGCCCGAACGCAAGAACTTCCTGTCCTACGCGTACGTGTTACACAAGTTCATGCAGCTCCTCGAGAAGGACGAGTACCTGCCGTCCTTCCCGCTCCTCAAGAGCCGCGAGAAGTTACACAACCAGGACGTCGTGTGGCAAAAAATCTGCGAGGAGCTGGAGTGGGAGTTCTACAAGAGCATCTGAATGCATGTCAGGAAAGACTTAAACCGCTACGGTTCCGTACCGTGCTGCGCGACGAAATCTCTTCAGTGAGGGGTTTTGCTCCGATCGGAGCAAAACTCCCCCAATCTTTGTCTTTACTGGTATAAAGCTTACAAGCGACACATGATAAACATGGACGCGCTCACACAACACCTGCACACGCTTTTCACGGATCACGAGGAAAAAATTTTCCTCGATCATTTCGGTTGATACGTGAATCTCATCAACAAGGAGCGCTTCATCATTACCCTGGATGATGCTATGCAACACATAGGGTTCACACGGAAAAACAATGCCAAACGACTCATCACTAAGCACTTCCACGAGGGCACCGACTACATTATTTCCAGAAAGAAGCCGATCTAAGGCGAAGGCGGGCGCCCATCTGAGACGACGCTACTCTCTTCCAATGCATTCAAAGAGTTCTGCCTCATCGCCAACACGACGAGCAGCAGACGAATCAAGAGCTACTATGTGAAGCTGGAAGAAGCCATCATGCTGTACATTGTGCAAAACAATGAACGGCTACAGAGTTTACTACTGGAGAAAAATCACAAAACTAAACTGTACGAGCTGGGAGACACCTTGTACGTACGGCAAGACAAGGCTGGCGTGGACATCTTCAAGGTCGGATCAAGCATCAACATGAACCGCCGACAGAAGAGCTACGGATCTCACACACTGAACAATTCCTTCGTGTACACAATACGCTGCCACGACGCCAAGTTGACGGAGCGGGTCGTGCACCATCACCTGCGCAAGTACGCGCTACCAAACAAGTCGGACTACTTCAGCTTGACATTAGACGAGGTGGTGGAGGTCATCCGCATCTCACATTATTACACCGATCTACCATACGCAAGAGGGTCTCCTTGGATCTCACCCACAGACACGCGACAAATGATGGGAAATGTAACAGACGCGTCATCTATGGCATCGAAAAGCGCTCTTCTGGAACGAATGGAGGAAGTGGTGCGCAAAGCAAATTTGGATGAATGGACCACAACAACAATACCAGAGATACAGCAGAAAAAGGATATCGAGCAAGAAGCTGACACCCTATCATTGCCAAAACCCGTACCAGAGCCAGAACATCTTGTCCCCGAGCGAGCTGGTGTAGCGAAGCATGAGGAGCCAGGACAACCTTCTGAAGAGAACCAAGATCTTGTACCGACAAAAATAAAAAGTGAGGCAAACCTCCCTCCAAACCCATCAGATTTCAACGGGTTCATGTCTGAATGCCTCGAGGTGAAAGATGGCGCCAAAGCAGTTTGGAACGAGATCACATGCATGTACAGGCTGTGGAGTAGGTGTACAGAGCCTCGCCATGCTCAGTTGTCAGCATTCTTCAAGGAGCGTGGCTTCAAGGAGACATACCTATATAATCCATACACTCGAGTAAACGCGACCGCGATCCTCGGCTTCGAACTCATTCCCCTGAAGCCGCTCTCCTTACCAGCCACCACTGACTATGAAGCGTTCGTTTCTGGTCATTGCGTTCGAAACGTAACCGGCCGCGTGACAAAGAAGGAGTTGGGAGAAGCGTTTGTGGCCTGGAAAAACGACCCGACATACACTTACATCACGAACGCGGACAAAAAGGCGCTGTTCAAATTGTGTGCTTCTCATTCCTTGCAGTCAACCGTGCATGATGGAACTCGTATCCGCGAAGGCTTCTACGGTATAAGCATGATCGGCAAAGAAGATGTTGGCCAAAAGTTCAATACCACGATCAGAAAGTGCGTGGAGCAGATCGATCAAAATACGGGAGAAGTAGTAAACAAATTCAACTCCCTGACAGAAGCAGCAATGGCGGTAGGACTGTCTATCTCGGCAATTAGCACAGCTATTTCGTCCAACCGAACTAGGCGGGGTTTCTTTTACAGATACGTCTGAGCTTCCGGATGATCTGGATGTCTTGTCAACATGTAGGCGCGGTTCTTGTTCCCGGTGTCCTCGTGCCCGAAGATGTCCACCCTCCGACGATCTCCTTGTTGGTGCGGTACACCCTCACATCATGTACCGGTTGAACGGCCTGCCCGTGCCGCACATGCCGCCGCAACTGGAGGAACGTCTGCGGCACATGTTCTGCCAGATCCAGGTGCCCTTCCTGAAGCACGCGCCGCCCGAACGCAAGAACTTCCTGTCTTACGCGTACGTGTTACACAAGTTCATGCAGCTCCTCGAGAAAGACGAGTACCTGCCGTCCTTCCCGCTCCTCAAGAGCCGCGAGAAGTTACACAATCAGGACGTCGTGTGGCGAGGAGCTGGAGTGGGAGTTTTACAAGAGCATCTGACAAATTCCATACCGATATCAAAGACGGAATAGTTTTACATATTACAGCGGTTACACTCGGTAAAATTGATTTTGAAACCACTTGATTCAGTGTTGGATTCATTCTGAGAGTGGGCTCTTTCAAAGAGCTGAACTTTTTCCAGTACCTTTATCCAGGGTTTCGTCATCCTTTACCTCG